GTCCGTTTCCGATATAAGGTAATAAGTGAATTCATCTTTAAACTGATCGTCACTATCATACATAGTGGCTTCAATTAATTTTGTTTTACGATTAGGATCACGTTTTTGAGCCACAGCCATTTCTTGTGAATATTCAGCATGAGGGTATCTGAGTTTAATATCAGTAATATCGCAATCATCATTCCATCGAAACCAATGCGTAACCATATCCATAGCACCAGATAACAAAGCTACGTTAGTTGGAGGTACGGCAGTAAAATGCAGATCGCCAACAAAACGACCAGATTCAACAAGCATGTTCATTGTGCCTAAACCTAAATCTTGAAGCCCTTCATGGAATTCAGAATTAAAGTTACTGTTACGCAATCCCTCATGTAAAATTTCTGTAATATCATCAAGCTCTTTTAAAAGCTGATTAGAAATTTGTTCTTTAGGGTACTCTGGTCCAGGAGCTAGTTTAAATGCTCGACCATTTGGAGGAAAGAAGCCAAGCTGTAAACGAGAAGCAAACCTTGGTAATCCAGTTACTGCCGTTTCATCATATATGTTTTCAGTACGTCTTTGACCAGCAAGTTCTCCATGAAAGCTTTCTCTATGAGGCAAAACGTAATCATATATTTCCTCCCATATATCAGCCCAACTTGACCATTTACTTTTGGCTTTCTTATACCGATCCATAACTTTTTTATAATCTTTTTGATCCCCACTAGCTCCACTAGCAGGAACTGGACTAGCATCTCCACCTATTCCATCACGCATTATAATTACCGCCCATCATTTTACGTCTATGACCTGTAAAATCGTCCATATCATCACTTTGTAAGGATCTGTTTCCATACAAATTACCAGCAATCTTTCGGTTTTTTTCCGAGTTTTCAAAAGCTTGACGATCAGATTCTTGCTTATTAATTTTAGCTTGTTCTGCTTTTTGTTTAGCTAATTCTGGGTCAGGGGCTGGTGCTTTAGGACCACTAAATAGACTTCCCATATGGAGACTCCTCTAATTCTGTTAAACCAAAAATGACCTTTCCTTTTCGTTTAAGCAATTCACAATACAATTGGTAAGGTGTTAAAAGCCAAAATTTATGGATATTACAAAGGTGTTTAATAAAACTTACGCAGTACATTAAACGTGGCATATAAATAGGCTTTACATCAGTTTCTATTTCAATGCATTTGTGAGAAAACATAGTCAGCACTAATTGCGTAGCTTTTTCACCTCTTAACGTTTCAAAATTAAACCCACTAGTGGTAAATTCTATCTTTCTCCATATATCTAATTCGCAATCATAACTAACGGCATACACATGGGAAAACCCATTTCGTGATTTAGTAAAGTATTGCCACATACCTATATTTTTACTTTCGCAAAAGCATATTATCCATTTCATAATGATCTTTGCCTATTCAATCGACTATTCCTTTGTTTTAAACGTGCAAAAGGATTGCTTACCCTCTCCACAGTAGTGGGGGCAGTTGGTGATCTTGGACCAAGCATTACTTTTCTGCCTTCTCCTCCACCAAGAAACGCATATTGCAACGCATCATGACAATGCGAAAATCGGTTTTTATCAGGCTTTTCTTCATATCTTTCGTTACCCATATAATAAATACGTTTATACTGATAACCACCTTCAAATCCAGAAATCAAACTTACGCATGTTGGGCTTACAGTCATACATGGCAAACCATCAGCTAATCGGTTAATAACTGATTCAACGGCTTCAACTCTTATGGATATATCATTTGTGGGAGCTGGGTAAGCTGATATTCCAGCAGCTCTTAACATCATAAAAGGAGTATGCTCTGAAACTTGAGCCATTTGGTTTCCAGCAGGATCACCAATAAACTTAAACGTCATATTATCCCACTTATTCTTTGAAATTTCACGTTTTAATATCTCAGCAAAACGTATAGCACCCATATCCTTACCAATAATTTCATGAAACACAATCCATCTGCCTGTGTGCAATTGCTGGCAAAAGACTGCTGAAGGGGAACGACCAAAGTCAATGCCAACAATTACATCATTCTGGTCACTTGGAACCAATGGCTCTTTAGAGATATGAGTGTCTCTTCTAAATGTGGGATAAACGGCTTTACCATCTAATAAAGCTTGATATTGATTCATGACATATACTTTTACCCAAGAAGGGGATTTACCAAGTACAATTTTGTTATAATATTGCTCTTGAAGATTGGCACGATTTTCTGATTTCATATTGGGATCGTATCCAGCTAAATTGCCATGCTCATCTTTTATTTCTTTCATTGCTCCAGGTTGTGAGAAGAATGTCCAATCATCGGGTTTAACCATTAATAATCGTTCTTCAGATGTCATATATTCAGGAATAGGAACTTCTCCTGCAACAATTCCCCACCAATGATCTTCAGATGGAGCGTTAGTGTCCATTATTACACCATACCAACTTGGACCTCCTTCACGCATAGAAGGGAATCTTCCAACTCTCATTGTTCCAGCATCTATTAAATTCTTTAACATTTCTCTGGCTTCATTGTACCAAATGCCAGTTAATTCTAAGGATAATAACTTTTTTATGTCTTCAGTTTTATCCAAAGCCAAAAAGATGACTTCTAATTCCACAGTCGTTTTATCAGCTAAAGCAAAACATATATTGTGAGTGTAAGGAGGTGACCATATAAACCGACCTAGTTCATCTCCAAACCAATCCCTCCACGTTTTAATGGTTGTTGTCTTTAACTGAGGATTAGTGTTTCTAATAACTGCCCAACGGCTTCGTCTAACACCTTGCTCATTTGGCTTTTGAGATACGGCTTTTCTCATAATTTCCATACAACATGCAACGGATTTACCAGACCCAACTGGACCTCGTATACCCCGAACAAATGAAGGGTCTTTCATAAAAGCTTTAGCTACATCTCCTGGAGGTTTATAATCAAGCTTCACGGAAAAACTCTCTTCTAGATGTTCCACCACTAGCCGCATTTCCAGCTAGTTTTCTTTTAGTCTCAGGGTTTAATGAAGATGTGCTATCTGTTCTATTTTGAGCTGATGCTTGAGTGTTTGACGGAGTGCTATTTGAAACTTGTGAATCTGATTGATTTGGGTCTTCTTGCATTTTAGAAGATGTGTAAGTTCCAGTAGAAGAGTTATAGCTTGAACCTTGCGATCTACCAATTGGACTGTAATCAGCATTACCAGAATAAGCGTTTAAACCAAAGAAGTTTTTACTTACAACGCCTTGATAAGCACCTTTGTCTCCATATACTGGTTTACCTCCAGCTCTTAATTTATCAGCTTGACCTCGATAATTGCTTTTTTGTACGGCATCTAAACCCATACCAACAATAGAGGTGTCCATTAAATTAAAGCCTAAATCCTTACCAAATATACTAAAGTTTTTGCCTCGTTCTTTACCCATAAAATTAGTGTTTTTGGCTTTGTATTCTAAGTCTTCAGCAAGGGCTACGTTTCGGTTAACTTGGGAATAAACACTATTGCCTGCATTTTCTTTATATTCTGGTGGAAAGTTCTTTCCTCTACCACCTTGGTCAAAAGCTACTAATCGTTCTTTTTCTAATCTACTGTTTCTAGCTTTATTTGATCGATCTGTTTGTGCAGCATTAGACGTTCTTTGTTTAGACGTAGTGTTACCACCTTGCGAATACCCAAAGTCTGAATCTGACGGATCAGAATTTCCCATTTGTATCTCCTTGTAAATTGGACTTCTGTAAGGTAAAATATTTTTAGGGGTTATGTCTTTTCACATAGTGTCGTAAGTGTGGTTTACCCGTTATAGTGTCAGTCTTCTGTTTTTAAAGGCACTTATATATAACGACAAAGTACCCATGGGACCCCTATTCAACATTAAAGTTTATCTGCACGGCTGTATTAACTGCTTTCGGTGCGTCCAATCTAAATCCTGCTCTGTCCATCAAATCTCTGGAAGCTTCTAGTCTTACATGAGCTGACTTGCTACCTAACAGTTCACGCATAGTTGCAAGAGCTTGTGTTGCGTCCCACCCCAATGTACTCATTGCTAGTTGTTGCCTATACTCTATAACATGGGGCTTATTAAGGGTTATGTATGCCCATGCCTTGTTTCTACCTAGTCTTTCCGATGCTTCTGTTGGGTTGCAACCATCATGTAACATTGCATGCACTAGATCAGCTTGGGCTTCTGTTACTTTTATATGTTGTGGTAGTAATGATTGACTGTTAGTTTCTATCTCATTCATTGGCACAACCGACCCCTTATACTTCTCTTGTTGTGTAGAATTAGCTTTCATTTTATGTCTCTTATTGTTGCTCTACGAGAGGATAACCATACCCCCCATATATGTGTCTATTCACATGCCTTAAGCTATTGAATTCATGACCTTATTCCAGCTCTACTCACTAGAGGAACGAGTTCCTAAGTTCAACGACACATAGGTGTGTCGTCCCATTCGGGTAACGATCTGGGGTAAATTATCACTCCATTTAGTGAGGTTTTATCTTAGGATCAAAGAATTCCATTCAGTTAATCCTTCTAAGCAAGGCTTAACACCATTGCATTATTTGATCTTTCGTTCAGCAGAACACAAGAAAACCTCAGTAAAAATGAAGCACACCACTTTATAAAAGTGGCAAACAAAATGAGTCGGAGTAACTCCGACACTACTACTACGAAATTGTTATTTAGACCTCCAGTCGGGCTCACTCCTTCTCTAAATAAAGCCCCCCCCAACGAGTTGGGGTACTTCGTCTTCATTACAAGAAAATAGCTCAAAGCCCAAAGAGGCTTCTCTACAAAGACGATTTTCTTTCCACTACGGGGCGTTGACTGATCGATTCCGTAAGCTGGTGTTATCGGACAATTACAATTCCGTAGTTGTTTTACTTACTTATATAAAGGAACATAACATGCAATATACATTAAACTTATTTAAGCAAAATCAACCTACTGATTTAGAATCATTAGAAAACACAGTTAATTATACAGATACATCAACTGTTGATTTACTTGATTCAGAACAAGGTCACATATCATTTTTAGACGATATAACTGACAACACGATTTCAGTTACTAAAGAAGATTTTGATGATTATATGACAATGCTAAATTGGGACATAAATCAAGCTGAAGAAGCTGGTGATACCCAAAGGGTTCACGAACTAATCACAATCAAACACGACATGAACTAAGTAAAGCCAAAGGGGGGATTGTAATTATGCAGTCCCTCATAACAATAAAGGAACATAATATGACTATAACAAAAGAAAATGCAGATTATTTACGATCTAAAATGAGATTACCTAAAATGCTAACACCAGAACAAGTGATAGCAAAATGGCAACATGATCATCGTACAGAAGATCAAGAGAAAGCCAAATCTGAAATTGATAACTGGACTACGGAGCAATTAGATGAAATCGCAAAACAATTTAAGCCTAAAGTGCCTTACAATGAAGCTTGGGATCAAGAATTTGTTGGACGTGCATTGGCACTTGCCGAAATGTTTGAACATGGTGAAGAGGTCATCATCAAAGCCAAGTTTCAAGACCAACTTCCTCGAATGTTTGAGAAAATGCGGGATTCAGTCGCAGAAAGAGGAGAACGCATGGCTAGGGAACGTCAAGTCTTGGTTCGTCAAGACCTTCAAATTGAGATCACAAAACAAAAGCTTGAAGACCACGATATACAAGCTGATAAGTTACGTTCTCAATGGGGCAACCTCAATCATGCGTTTAAAGCACTCAAAATGCACTTCAGACCGAGGATTGCTTCACAGACTGGTATCTCGTTTGGCGAATATACTGAGCTTTCAAGCTTTGCAAAGGTAAAGCGTTTACAAAAACGTAATGAGAAACTTAGCTTAGACACGTTAGTGAATAGCACAAAGGATTTCAAAGCCTTAGTTGATGGTAAAAGCAATCGTCCATACGAGGATTTAATGCAAGATTTTAGTAATCAAGATGGCATCATAGAAATGCCTGAGCATTTGGAATAACAACTTAATAGATTGCAAGGTCAATAATGTAATTGGTTGAACCTCCCTTGCAATCACTATTTATAGGAACATAAAATGAAATATTCTCAAATTCTACTTAATCTTGTTTATTTAGCTTTCTTTCCAATGGCATTTATTGGCTTGTTATTTGTTGCGTTAATATCTGGTGTAGGTGGCACATTGCATATCATAGCCTACGATCTATATCCTACATTTAAACGATTTTGGTTCTCTCTAAAACCTAAAAGTGTCGCCTCTGAAAGCCAAAAGTTACTTAAATGAGTAAAGGCAATAAAGGTAAAGGAAAGATTCATAGTACGTCCCGATCCTGGGAGAAATCACTCAAAAAAGTATCTAAGGCAAAATCCCGTCAAAAAGCCAAAGGGATAATTAGAAAACAAGGAGATTAAAATGGGATTAGATCAATATTCTTACACAAGAGAAAAAACTCAAGAACCTAATTTTTACTGGAGAAAACACTCCCAGTTACAAGAATTTATGGAAGACATTTGGTTCAGAGAATTAGGCAACGCAGATGATTTTAATTGCAAAGAATTAGTTCTTGGCAAAGAGCATATAGAAGACCTTCTGCATCGTTTAAATAGTAAAAAT